GATATGATGTTGAGGATAACCGCAGCGGATGGTAAGGAAGTTAAGTTTAAAGATGTCCGAGCTCTTATTTATAAATTAACAGAATTAGGGTATACTATAAAGATGATAACCTTTGATGGATGGCAGTCTCTTGATTCTAGGCAGATTTTAGAGGAAAAGGGCTATAAGACAGATTATCAGTCGGTAGACAGAACAAGTGAAGCGTATGAGACTATGCGTGAGTTGATTCTTGATAAACGATTAAATTATTATTCATACTCTCCTTTTCTTGAGGAGTGCAGGTCATTGGAGTTTCTTAGAGGAAGAAAAGTTGACCACGCACCTCAAGGCAGTAAGGATGTGGCTGATGCCGTAGCTGGAGTGTGTAAGCTATGCGTAGAACAGACAATTTCTTCTGTGGGGACGGTTAATTTTATATAATATGGAAAAGCCTAATTTCTTTCAAAGAATAGTAAAAGCGATCAGAAATGAACCGTTTACTTCAGTAGATGCTAGTTATGCTAAGAATCTTGAGTTAGTAGATGCTTTAAAGGGAGCAACTCCTAATAGCACTATTGCTTTAGTGAGAGATTCTTTTGGAGTAAATAGAGATCCTAGCAAGCCTACTGTGGTAGATGTGGCTATGCCTTTTACCACTTTGAGAAGATTAAGAAATACAGTTCCTGTAGTGGAGCTTTGTATTGCGGTGATTAAGAAAGAAGTCTCTCAGTGTCCGTGGGATATTATTCCTTTAGATGATAAGAAGGTAAACCAAAAGGGGATAGATGAAATAACTAAATTTCTTGATTTTGTAAATCCTCAGGGTGAGAATTTTAGAATATTTCTTGATAAATTAATAGATGATTTATTGACTTTTGATGCTGGAGTAGCGGAGAAGTTAAGAAACTTAAAGGGTGGTTTGATAGGTTTAGACGTTGTAGATGCTACAACTATTAGACCTGTTTTAAACTCTTATGGCGAGTTTCATCCTGAAACAGCTTATGTTCAGGTTATTAACAAAAAGACAGTTGCTGGTTTTCCTAAAGAGGACATTATTTATTTAATGCAGAACCCTCAGAATGATGTTAAGCGGTTTGGTTATGGAAAGAGTCCAATAGAGAATATATTTTTCTCTATCACCTCAATGCTTAATGCGGATACTTATAATTTTAAAGCCTTTGCAGAGGACAACATTCCTGCGGGCATGCTTTATATAGGAGAAAACACTCCAGAGAAGGCTCGTGCTTTTAAAGAATATTGGGAAGAAACTTCTGCTGGTAAATATGCAAATTTAAAGATAGCTTATACTTCTACAGGACAAGCTAAACCTGAATTTACTAAGTTCGGAGGAACAAGCAAAGAGATGCAGTTTATAGAGTATATTGATTGGCTATCTCGTATAATTTCAGCTGAGTATGGTATTTCAGCAACAGAATTGAATATTATTAAGGATGTGAATAGGAATACTTCTAAGGAAGAAGCGGCAAAGACTGATAGTAGAGGTATTCGTAGTATAAAAACTTTAATAGAGGAATTTTTAACTAAGGATGTTATTAATCATGAGTTTGGCTATAATGATTTAACCTTTTCATTTATACCTTATAAGGGTGAGAATATAAAGACTCAGGCGGAGGTAGATAAGATTTATATTGAAGCGGGTGTAACTTTACCAGATGAAGTAAGAATTCGTGAAGGTAAGCCTACTCTTTCTGAAATGGAGTCTATTTTAGGGGTTGAGTCGGAGCCTGATAATTTAAAGGTTAATGAGGAGGATGAAGATGTAAAAAAATCTATAGAGGATTCTCCAGTTATTTATCCATAATTATATGGGAATTTTTGTTTCTTCTTATTTTAATGAGCCAGAGGTATCTTTGGATTATGAAGGCTACAAAGAACTTGTATTAGAGTTATCTGTGATGTTTGAAAAGCAATATAATGGAGCTGTTAGAAGTGGGTGGATTAGTTCTTTTTATAAGAATCAAAGAGGTAATACTTCTTTTGTTTTTTATCGTGGGAATGTTAAGAAAGGTATTGAAGATGAGTTTTCTAAAGTGAAGAGTCATTTTGAGGTTAATTCTACTTTAAATGATGGCGAAGCCAGTCTTCTTTATTTGGTAATGAATGATCTTAGGGTTGACTTAAAAAGAGCAGAAGAAGTTATAAAGTATGTAAGAGGAACAGATTTAAAGTTAGCAGCTATTTTATCAGATAAATCTCAATTAGAGATTCAGGATATATTAAGTGATGCGGGTGTTCCCCAGCCTGTAATTAGTTTAGTTAAGGGGTATGTTAGGGAAGTTAATAAGGTTATAAATACTAGTGATTCTATTCTTAGAGGAGCAGATGAGGATAAAGAGGTGGGTAAGTTATTTATAAATGATAAAGCTAAAGTTTTAGATGTGTTTATGGCGGTTGTGATAGGAGCTGGAGTGGTAGCTTTTGCAAAGTCTTTTGATGTTAATTTTAATTTATATGATGCTTTAAAGGGTGGAACAGAAAAGGCAAGGGTAGGTAGGGTGTTTTTATCAAGGGAAGAAGCATTAGCTTCAGCTTCAAGGTCGTATAAATATTTAGCTCCCAATGCTTTGGTAAATCATCCAAATTTAAGGAAGAATATATTTGAAACTTTACAGGATGCAGCTAGGAGAGGGGTTAGGACGGCCACTAATCAGACTTTAGCGTTATTTGGTCAGCCAGCTATAAAAGAGGTTGTGCTGGCTTCTAAGTATAAATCTTTTATAAAAAACAGAATAAAGAATCTGGTGAAGGGTCTTGATCAGAATACAAAGAAAATAATGGCTAATTCTTTAGTTAAGGGGGTAGAAATGGGTTGGTCAAGGTCTAGAATACAGAAAGAGCTTCTTAAAGATATTCCTGCTTTAGCAGTTGCTAGGGCAAAAACAATAGTTCATACGGAGACTACAGCTATTTATTCATATATGGCGGAGAAGACTGCTGTAATGAATGGTTTAAAAGATAAGGTGTGGATAACTATGGGTGATAATAAGGTGTGTCCTTTTTGTGAGTCTAATCAAGCTCAGGGCACAGTTCCCTTAAATGAAGTGTTTAGTTCTGGTAATGTTCAACCACCCGCTCATCCAAATTGCAGGTGTGTAGTGGAGTATTCTTCAGGACAATCAGCTTTTTATAAGGCTAAAAATCTATTAGTTGTTAGTAATATAGATCAGAAGTATGTTCCAAACCCTTATGCAATTTATAATGGAAGCAGGTATGTGGGCAGAGATGAAGATATAAATTATTTTATTCAGTATTTTAATAAGGCTTCTGATTTAAGAGAATTTGTTGAAACTGACGGTGAGGGAGAGATGTTAATAGATAAAAAAGCAAAGGTTATTAAGCTTAGATACCAGTCAGTGGGCAATCAGGTGTGGAATTTAAGGAATAGTTTAGAAAAGTTGTATGGATTCACTGCAACGCAATATGAGTGGAAGATTATTCAGGCCAGAGTAGTTTTAAGTGATTATGGATTTTTACAGATTTTAAGTAATTTAAATCTTGAAAAAGCGTTTGTTCCTTTGCATCCTGAGTTGTTAATTAAGCAGGTTTCTACTGGAGTAAAGCATAAAAAGAAGAAGGATTTTCCTGATTTAGTGGGAATGAGTGAGGTTGATGCAGAGAAAGAATTAGCTAATCTTGGATTAAAAAAGGTAGAAGGAGGGTATTCTGCTAAAACTCTATTAGCTTTAGCTTCTGTTAGAATGGATTTTATTCCTGATAAGTATAAAATAACAAAATAATTTTATGAAAGAGAAATTTGTGTGTTCTAAGTGTAATAGAGATTTAGGAGGGCTTGTTGACGGTAAAGGTGTTATTGAGATATTATGTAAGTGTAGAACCTTGAATTACTACGGATTGCCTACAGAGCGGGATTATATGAAATTAAAGAAGGGTAATGATTTCCCTTCAGTAGGCGGAACTTTTGGGCATCCATGTTCCAAGTGTGGAGAAAATGTTGCTAGAAGCACTGGAGGAATGTCTTTTGAAGCTAAGTGTAGAAATTGCGGAGAAATGAATACTTTTAATAAGGATTAATAATATAAAATATGTTTCTACTAAATGTAACTGCTTTAAAGAGCTATGAGGCGGATGGAAAGTTCTTTGTAGAAGGAATAGCCTCAGATTCAGCTATAGATTTAGAAAACGAAAGGTTTTCAGATTCTTGTATAAAGCAGATGGAGGAATCTATTAAGAAAGGTAATATTCCTTTGAGGTCTGATCACTCACGCAGTTGGAGAGATAAATTAGGTAAGTTAATAGATGCTCAGATTGTTGATAAGAGTAAGTTAAAGATTAAAGCTTTAGTAGATGATGGAATGAGTGCTGGTAAAGATTTGATTCATTCCATTAAGTCTGGAGAAGTTTTAGGATTATCAGTTCAGGGTAATGTTTCAAGAGCAAACTTTGAGTTTGATAATTCATTAGGTAAATCCATTACAGTTTATGAGGATATAGAGTTGAACGAAGTTAGCGTGACGGCTACTCCCGCTAATCCAAGAACAACTTTAAGTATCGCAAAGTCTATTAAAAAGTCGGAAACTGGAATGGTTGAGGCTTCAGAAGAAGCTAAAGAGTTAGCAAAGATGGTTGGGGTAAAGAAAATGCTCTCAGAGATTATTGGGGGCAAGGACATGAAAAAGTGCATTGAGGATTGTGAGTCTTGCGGGACAAGTCTTTCTTCTATGGACTTTTTCTATCTGCTAGATATTTTTACAATGATGAATGAGCTTGGAGTTCAGAAACAGGTAAATAGACCAGCAAAGCTTGATGACATGAAGTTTTACGAGAAGTTGACTCAGGAGAACTATGTGCTTTTCCCAAATGGAGAGCAAGGATTACCCCATCATGATTTGAATTATGCTGTTGATAAGGAATTAGTTAATTATTATTTATATATTTTATTGGATGGGCAGTCTTATGTGGCAATGGAAAGTGTAAAGAACTTTCATACTGCATTAAGTCATTTGCACCACCATTTAATTTCATCAGAATTAAAACCTATGAAAAATGAACAAATAAAAAAAGAAGAAGTGGTTTTAGATACTGAAGTTAAGCCCGTAGTTAAGACTGAAGAAGTCGTAGCTGAGGCTGCAACTGTTGAGGCAGAAGTAGTTAAGACCGAGGAAGCTCCTAAGGTAGACGCTTCAGGAGAAGCTGTCGTTGCCAAGGAAGAGCCCATTAAAGCTGAGGCAGGAGCCGAAGCAGTGGAAACCGAGGTTAAGGTTACTAAAGCTGAAGAAGTTGTAGTTGAGGTGAAAGCAGGAGAAGTCTTAAAGATGGTTGCTGAACTTGCGGGTGTCGTTAAGGAACTCTCAGAAGATGTAAAAGCTCTTAAGGGAGTTAAAAAAGAAGAAGTGGTTGTTGAAACAAAAAAAGAAGTAGAGGAAGTGAAAGAAGTGGTTGTTGAGAAGTCTGCGGATACTGAGGTTGCTAAAACCTTGGATAAGAATACCAAGTTGTTAGAGAAGTCTTTGGAGGTTCTTAACAAGATTGCGGAAATGTCAGCAGGCAGACGCTCAGTAGCTTTCAGTGTGGTCGAAAAGACAGTCGAAACTCCTGTGGAGTCCACTACTGAAATTGAAATCAAAAAGCACATGGCAGCAGGAAAGTCCTTTACGGAAGCTTATAAGTTAGTTAAGAAAGTTGAATAGTCAAAGTGAGTTTAATTAAATAACCTTTTTACTCTATGGATTTAGAAAAATTGTTGGCACAGGTTGAAAAGACCCTGTCAACTCAAGTAGGAGGCGCTGATAGAACCACGCTCGTTCGTGAAAATCTATCAGGAGTCATTTCCTCGTTAGTGGATAAAGAGACCAATGTAAGAGACAGATTAACCAGAAAACCAGGGTCAGGTTTGGCTGCGGCTTGGAATGTATTGTCAGCCATCACCACAGGTGATTCTGCCTTCACTGAAGGTGGCGTGCCTACGGAAGATGATGCTACATACGCTTTAAGAACTGCGGTTTATAAAGAATTGGGAAAGAAAAAGAGCATTACAGACAGAATGATTGCTGCAGGCAAGACATTCGGAGATGTGGAAGCTGAACAGACTGAAGTAGCTTTGAGAGAAGTTATCCAGGATGAAGAACAGTATATTATCACAGGTGATGCGGTAGGTCATCCTCTTCAGTTTAGTGGGTTAGCCACCTTAATTGGTGCAGGCACAGATGACAATAATGATGCCTTGGGTTTCAGAACAGATTTGTGGGATAAGGAAATTACAGGTTTAATGAGAGATCATGCCGTTAGACCGACTGCCCTTTATGTAGGTCATGGTTTAAAGAGATGTATTAATCAGTCATTAGCCGGTGAAGTTCGTGTAAATTTAGATGCTACCAATCAGGTTTCAACAGGGGTAGAAGTAAATTTTGCTCAGACTGCTGCTGGTAAATTACCGATTATAAGCACCTTCGCCATCGCCTCTTCAGCAATGGGAGCAAACTTAGTAGAAGATTTCTATGTAGTTACTGAAAAGTATAAAGGACAGGATAACCTTTACATGGAAGATTTGTATGATTTGGGCAAAGTGCCGCTAGCCAGAGTGGGAGCTGCAATTTCGTTCATGATCACCGAATCCACTGTGTTGGTTTGCAGAGCGAAAGAGTTCAATGCTCGTGTTCAAAATGTCAGGGTTCAATAGCATTTAAGCTATGCTTCTGATAGGGATAGCACTCACCTCCAGGTGGGTTAAACGATAAATCTATGGCTGGGATTCCCAACTTAGATAAACGCCTAAAAGAAGGTAATGACCCTAGATATGCCTTTAAAGCTGTGGTTCTGATTGATGTTACTGACGGAACATATCAGAAATTACAGATTTCAGGTGGAGCAGTGGTCATCACTCAGATTACTTAGGAGCGTTTATATAGCCTTAGAGATAAGGCAGGCAGAGGTAACTCTCTGCTGTTGAAGAGGACGAGAATATTCTTTTTCTGGGGATTGGGGTTAAACCCAATGTAATGGATTAAGTCAAATCTCCTTCGGGCAAGACGGAAGAAAATAAATGAAGAAACAACGGCTTGCACTTCAACAATAGAGAGTTACGTTTAAAAACTAATAAATAAAATGTATGGCTATCAGTGGAATAACGAAAGCATATTACCATCAGCTGATGTCAGATGTAAATCAACCCGCTGTAAAAAAGCATTATGTGGTTGATGATGAATTTGATGTTACTGAAGAGTATATTGCTCAAGAGAATGCCCCTGCAAGCGGTGTTTGTATAAAACATAGGCTTACTTATTCAGGAACGGGCACAAGTAAGTATTTGTTAAATGAGGATTACGCAGATGCCTTCTGGGATTCTGCTTGGGATATTATATAAACATTAATACATTAATTTATGTCCGCAACTTTTGAATATAATGAAGATAACGGAGCAGCTGTAGGTTCTCCCGCTAAAGGGACTACTCGTTCAACTGCTGTGGTTCAGAATAACTGGAAGAACATAGATGATGTAGCTTCTGTTTATTCTTCATATCCTATAACTGCTGGAAATAATAGCTTTTCTAAATATCAGTTTGGTAAATTTACAGGAGCCTTTAATAGAATAATTACTGGTAAGTGGTCAGCCCATACTGCAGGGGCTTTAGGAACTGGTTTAACTTTAAAAGGGACAGTTTCAAGCACCTATGCTACTCCTGCTACTGGTGTAAACGCAGCTTTAACTACAGATTTTACTGCTATTGTGGCAGTGGCTGCTGGT